AAGGCGAATGGTTCGCCGGAATAATAAATGAAAGGTTGCGCCACATGACTGCCGCAGAAGCTCCCAAGTCCAAGTCCTCCAAGCAGGTTCACGCCACCATCGATGGTGACCTGTACGAAGCACTCGTTGAACACCGTTGGGCCGAACGCCTTGAACTGGTGGACGTGTTCAAGTCCGCTCTTCAGGAATACGCTGACAAGCGTGGTCTGTTGAAGTCCAAGACTTCCGCCCCCGCCGCTACCGCCCCGGTCGCCAAGACTCCGTGATTTAGGGGATTGCCCATGCAGACTCCACCAGGGATGCCCCCGTTGAATCGGTCCCTGGCTCGGGTGATGTGAGCGCATTAGTGTGTATGGGTCCTTGAATCCGGATAACAAGGGAACACCACGTGTTCCCGCCCCCAAAGAAAGCCCCCGCCGCATATCATGTGTGCGGGGGTTTTCGTTTGCCACATAAACACAGGAGAATCATCATGGCACTTGAAGACCTTCACAACCAGTTTCTTGCCTTCACCAATCCTGAGCCTGACCAGACACCGGACATTGACACGGTTATGGCTGGTGCCACCAAAGTCTATGAGGACGATATGGCGGTGCGTGATGAGGTAATCAAGGCACGCGAAAAAGCAATCAAGGAAAAAGATGACCTGATTGTTGAATTGAAGATCAAAAATTATGATTTGATAAAGAAACAACCAGCGGGTAACGTTGCCAACGACAGCGGCAATAACGGCGAAGCGGTTGATGAAAATGACCGTGCAGCAACCATCACGATCAATGATCTATTTGAAGGTAGGTAAGTAAATGGGTGTGGCTGTAACACCACTGAAAGAAGTTCCCAACGAAGATATCCTGAATGCCATTCGTAATGAGGGGTCCCCGGAGTATCAGGCACGCATTCCGGAAGCCACCAAGGCCAACATTCAGGACACGGTGGGTGCTTTGGAGCGCTACCGTCCGCAGATGAACCAGTTCATTGACGCTTTCGTCAACCAGATTGGTCTTATCATTGCCCAAAACATTTCCTGGCAAAACCCTTTCAAGGAATTCAAGAAGGGTCTCCTCACCCACGGTGACACCATTGAGGAATACATGGTGGACCTGGTTGAGGCACACAGCTACAACCATGACCGTGATTACATGGAAAAGGAATTGTTCGGCACGCACGTTCCCCGCGTAAAGACCAACTTTCACCGCATCAACCGGGAAGACTACTACCCGGTCACGATCAAGGAATTTGCTCTCAAGCGTGCCGCGATTTCGGAAGGTGGGTTGTCCGGTCTCGCCGGTCAGATCATGTCCGCGCCGATGGAATCGGACGAGTGGGATGAATTTCTCATCATGGTCAACCTGTTCGCGGAATATGAGAAGAACGGTGGTTTCTTCAAGATCAAGGTTCCGGAACTGTCCACCAGTGCATCCAGTGAAGCGGACGCGCGGACGGTTTTGAAGGTCATTCGATCCTTCATTGAGACACTGAAATTCCGGTCCCGGAAGTACAACCCCGCAGCAATGCCCACGTTCGCGAAGCCGGAAGACCTGGTGTTGTTCTGCACACCGAATTTCCGTGCCGCTGTTGATGTTGACGCGTTGGCTGGTGCGTTCAACATTGAGCGCGCAAACGTTACCGCCCGCATCATCACGGTCCCGGAAGAATACTTTGGTATTGAGGGTGCACAGGCAATCCTGACCACCAAGGATTTCTTCATGGTGGGTGACACCCTGTGGCAGACCACATCCCAGCCGAACGCTGTTGGCCTGACCCACAATTACTACCTGCACCACCACGGCGTGTACAGCGTGTCCACGTTCGTTCCTGCCGTGCTGTTCACCACGAAGGCGGGGGATGAGTTCATTTCCATTGAGACTCCGGTGACGTCCATCACGGACGTTGCCGCTTATGACCGGGACGGTGCAAGCGTGACCACTGTCCAGCGTGGCGAACTGTATTCCATGACGTCACAGGCTGTCACGACACCGGCCGATGGTCCCAACAACGGTGTGCGCTGGTCCATCACCGGGCACGAGTCCATTCGGACGTACATCACACAGTCTGGTGTGTTGCACGTTGGTCCGGATGAGCGGAACAACACCATTACGGTGCGTGCCACGACCACATGGATTGATCCGGATGATCCGCAGAAGGATGGCAAGACAGACACACTGGTGTTGACTGTTGCCGGTGAGCTTGACACGGATTACCCGGAATCGGCTGTGGTAACTGGTATCACGGTTGAAGGTGTGGCAGTATCGCCCACGTTCGATCCTGCCGTATTCACCTACACGGTGGTTGTCCCTGGCGGAACCACCACCCTGGATGAGATCGTGGTCTCCGGCCCGGACACCGCAGACGTGACGGTCACGCTCAATGAATCCGGGGATTCGTTCACGGTGTACAGCCCGACGTCGCCGGGTGATCCCACCTACACAGTTACCGTCAACTAGGGTCCGGACCCCGGACAGGGTATTTCAAAAGCACATGCTATTGTTAGGTTTGTGAGTTCACCAGCCGGGGAGAATTCACAAAGGGCATGTGGCGCCCGTTCGGAAAGCCCCCACAGCCAATGGTTGTGGGGGCTTTCCTTTACCAATCGAAAGGAACTATCAATGACTAATCCAGAAGTTGTGGAATGGTTGAAAACAGCGGAAGGCGTTCCCATGAACCCTGACCGTTCTTACGGCAATCAGTGCGTGGATGTGATTGACCAATTCGCACAGGATTTGACTGGCGTCCACTGGACTAAATCCGTGGGCGGTGTTGCCAGCGCAAAACAATTGCTGGACGTGGTGCCAGATGAGTTTTGGATCCGCATTGACAATGACGAATCCAACCCTCACCAACTCCCGGTCATGGGCGACTTTGTTGTCTACGGCGGGGATTCCATCAACCCCGATGGGCATGTGGCGGCTGTCCTGGCCGCAACCAAGTACGGACCCAAGGTTTTACAACAGGACGGGGCACGGCGAACCCTCCCGGTGCATGTGGCATTCCTCAAATGGAACCAGCCGGGAACGGGAAATATCCTTGGGTGGTTGCGTCTCCGCGATTCGGTCATTCGCGATACCGGGGCATCTTCCCGAATCTAATTCACCATTTCGCTTATGGGTCCGGTACTGTGGTATCGGACCCATTTGCCGTTTCTAAGGATGTTTTGATGAATCAAATTACGCAGGTTCCGGAGTCTGTCAGTACAGCCGGTTATGACTTTGACTACACGGTGTGGACGGCTAACAGTGTTATTACGCTGTGCAATGTTCCATGGAATTCAGATTACAGGGACGTGGTGAAATTCGATGCACAGACTGACTTGGACGAATACATTACCAACAATGCTGGACCGAAAATTGAGGTCAATAACCTGACCTATCTACGGATGAATGAGCCTGTACGTGTGGACATTCCCCACAATAAGGCCAACCGCTACAATTACCTCCGGGTCACCAATCCAGCCATGCCCATTACGGGTGACCTTCCCCGGACGTTCTACTACTTCATCAACCGCATGGACATGCTCACACCCAATGTGACGCAAATGCATTTGCAATTGGACGTGTGGCAGAATTACGTGTACGAAACCCAACTGGGTAATTGCTACATTGAGCGCGGACACATTGGTATCGCGAATGAAAACGCCATGAATGATTACGGGCGAGAGTTCCTGACCATTCCGGAAGGGTTGGATACTGGTGGTGAATACGTCATTGTGGATCAATGGAAGCGCCACATTGCATCGGCCAAGGGTGAAGATTTCGCTATTATGGTGGCGTCCACAACGTCCCTGCACGAAACGGACCCTGGCACTAAGGATGATCCGGTCAGGGTTTCAGCGAGTGGTTCCAGTTTTGAGGCATTGCCGAATGGTTGCAACCTGTACCTGTTCGATGACATAACCCATTTCAAACAGTATTTGTTCATGATGCAAACAACCCCATGGGTCACGCAGGGAATCATTCAGATCATGGCGATTCCGCAGAATGTGGATTACGGGCTTGACTATGATGAACACACCGTGGGTGTTATCACAGTGAAGGAATTGAAGGGCACCATGTCCAATTTCTTCCCGGTTGCACTCAAAGAAAATTGGCGCGATACCCTGTCAGACCACATTCCGGAGCGTTACGCACACCTGACCAAGTTCAAGGTGTTCCCGTACACGGCACTGGAAATGACCTCATACACAGCAACCCCTTTGGTGTTGAAGCCTGAGTCGTGGGCGAACCCCGATGCCATTGTGGTGGAAATGCCACACTTCGCGCCACCATCACCGCGTCTTGCTTTCGTTCCATACAGGTACAACGCTAAAGACGATTATGACCCCACATTCCCGGATTTGGTTGATGAACATGGGGATT